ATTATGGCAAGACAATGGAAAGATGCTAAAGTAGTTATTCAGAAAGTGAATAAGAAAACCTCTATTGGTAGAGGTAATATTAAAATGAGTAGTATGAACAAAAGCAAAAAAGCTAGTTTTAAAAAATACAGAGGACAAGGTAGGTAATGGCATTAGACCCAATACTCAATATTTCGGAAGCAACTTTTGATGGAGGTAATCCTTCCGAGTTAGATTTTTTACGGCCCAACGGGTTTAAATTTCAAGTGCATTCAATTCCGAATGTTGCGTATTTTTGTCAGTCTGCAAACATACCAGATATGACATTAGGGTTTGCTACTGTAAATACCCCTCTTGTTGACTATTCAGAACCAGGTGAGAAATTACAATTTGGGGAACTTAATATTAGATTTCTTATTCAAGAAAATCTACAAAACTATTTAGAACTATATAATTGGATCAGGGGATTAGGCTTCCCAGAGTCCCGTGATGAGTATATAAAGTTTATTGAGAAGCAACAATACAGACAACCTTCATCGATTCAAATAACGAGAATGCGAGCTTTACTAGAAAAAAGCGATGCAAGTTTGTTTATATTGGATTCAAATAACAATCCTACAACTAGAGTAGTGTTTCAAGATGCTTTTCCTGTGGCTTTAAGTGGTATGGACTTTGATCTTAGTACAGGTAACACTGACTATTTTCAGGCTCTAGCTACTTTTAGATACAAGCAGTTTGTTGTAGAAACACTAACATAATTTAGTTAAAAAAGTTCTTGACATACACTGTAAAGAGTGTATAATAATGTTTTGTCATGACTCTAGGAGTATATTATGAAACTTGATGAATTACAATCTGAGTGGAAGCAAGATTGTATTATAGATGAGCTTAACTTGGGCTCGGCAGCAATCAAGACAGCAGAGTTACATTCGAAGTATTTGAATTATTTAACGACGCTAAAACTACAGAACAGAAAATACGAATCTAACCTACTTACTCTTAGGAGGCTGAAGTGGAGATATTTTCGTGGCGAGCTTAGTAAACAAGAGCTTGACGATTTAGGTTGGGAACAGTTTTTAGGTAACCAACCTTTAAAAAACGAAATGCAAGAGTACTTGGATAGTGATCCAGATGTTATTAAATTATCTGAGAGACTTGAGTACTCGCGGGCATGTTTGCTATTTTGTGAGACAGTTATGAAGGCACTAAATAGTAGGACATGGGATATTAAAAACGCTATCGAATGGACAAAGTTTACTAACGGTTTAATGTAGTGATAACAGTTAAAAAGAAAAACGAAGTACATCTGCTTGTTGATACTGACCCAGGTATCGCTCAAGAACTTAGCGACTATTTTACCTTTGAGGTACCTGGTGCTAAGTTTATGCCTCTCTATAAGAGTCGTATGTGGGATGGAAAAGTTAGACTTTTTAACATTTACAATAAGACTCTTTATGTTGGGCTATTACCATACTTGAGAGAGTTTTGCAAGACTCTCGAGTATAAACTGGAAGAAAAGATAACCGATATAGGAGATCCTGTATCAATAAAATACGTTGAAAACTTAACAAAGGAGTTAAACTTAAAGAGTAATGGAAAAGATATTGAAGTTAGAGATTACCAAGCTGATGGAATCCGTGAAGCCGTTAATAGAGGTAGGGTACTCCTACTTAGCCCCACTGCTTCTGGCAAGTCTCTCATTATATATTCCTTGGTTCGTTATCACCAACGCTTAGGCAGAAAGCAATTAATTATTGTTCCTACAACATCACTTGTAGAACAGATGTATGGAGATTTTGCAGACTATGCTTCAGATAATGAATGGTCTGTATCAGAGAACTGTCATAGAATTTATGGCGGTAAAGAGAAATCAAATGAATTTCCAGTAACGATTAGTACTTGGCAATCTATTTACAAGTTTCCTAAATCGTGGTTCGAAAAATTTGATGTTGTTTATGGGGACGAGGCTCACCAGTTTAAAGCAAAGTCATTAACAACCATTTTGGATAAGTGTGAGAACACACCATATAGAATTGGTACAACCGGCACGTTAGACGGAACCAAGACGCACAAGCTAGTATTAGAAGGCATCT